TATTTCATAAATATTCTGTTGTGCTTTATTCATATCAAATAAGATATTAAAATCTTCTTTTTCTTCACCCAACATACCTAATATTTTTGATTTTCTTGAGGTAGATTCACTTAATGGTTCAGCTGCGGGAGCTTCTGCAGGTGGTGCACCACCACCCATATCCATTCCACCCATTTCTGCTCCAGCCTCACCACCAGCAGCGGCTTCAGCCTTTTCTCTTTCTTCCTCAGGAATACCATACTTAGCATCAACATTGTCAAAGATGCCTGAACGTTTAATGATTAACTGACTTGTATTCATTAATTCGAAACCAACCGCCCTTTCAAGACGTTGTTGTTGTAAATCAAGTAACACTTCTGCATCACTCATACCAAGAATGTTCTTCTTAGCCCACGTATGAGACACGGGTAAAATACCCATTTGAGATTGGTCAGATGTGGCGTCCTTATAAAGAGTTACCTTTTCTTTCCACTGTTCAATACGTAGTAAATCAGATTGTGCCGATGGATTAGTTAAACCTAATGTGAAGTTATTTAATTCATCCTCTAAACCTAATAGATATAGGTGAACTAACGCTATCTTATTTAACTCTTGGATAATTGATTTTTGAATTCTGTTAATTGTACGTGCAAAACGAATATCCATTAACGCTAAACTCTTACCTTCACCAACAACCTCTTCAAAACCTAAGAACGCTTTTGGTATACGTAACGCAGCAAGTAGTTTCTTTTGGATATATTCAATATCGGCAATCTCACCTAAGTTAGTAGCACCGGGTAATGTATCAATTGGACTTGGTGCTGCTGGGTCACGTACAGGGATAAAATAATCTTGGTCTACTGACATTTGATTATATCTCATATCTACCTGTCCATTACGAGGGTCAGAGATTTGGTCTCTTTTAAATTTACTTGCAACACGTTGTACATACGCTTCAATATCTTTATCATCCATGTTACCCACGAATATTTTAAAGATACGTCTTTCAGGTGCTCTTGATGTTCTATAAATCAACATAGCATCTTCGGCAAGAAGTAATTGTTTCCAAATACGTCTAATCTTGTCCAACATAGAAGTACCATAAGGTAATTTTCTATCGTCACCTAAAATTCTAAAGTGTGCAACTTCCCAAGCTTGAAATTCCATATCTTTATTCTTCCAATGGAATCTTAATTCACGTGACGGCATTTTAACATCTCTTGCTTGTCCTGCAACTTTACTTGATGCGCCCTCTATTCTTTCAATTTCAATATTAGGTAATTGCTGACAACCAATGATACCTTTCTCAGGGTCAATCTTTAAGTATACAAAGTTATCTCCGTACTTACATAGACCTCTTGTCCACATTTGTAAGTTGGTGTTAATATCTAATACGTTTTTGAATAAATCGTCAAGGATATTCTTAACTCTTGTTGATTCGGAGAATATTGTTAATATCTCACCCTTCTCAGACATTGTGGTTGATTCTTCAGCATAGATATCTAAAGCAGCGGAAATCTCCGGAGTAAATTCCATTGATTCGTAATCATAATATGCTGCCAATCTATTTGGTTCGTAATATACCGATTGGTTATATAATGATTGGTCAAGTTTAGCCCATTTATCAGCAATGTACTGACTTTGTTGGGCTTGTAGTAACGCCCTTTCGTATTCTTCTCTACTATCGGTCTTTAATAATTCGTCTTTTGAGAAACTAAAGGATGGTGCTTGGTCGGGTCTTGTTTTCCCCGGATACCCAAACATTTTGGTCAATTTCTGAAAAACTGTAAAATTCTGTTCTGCCATTTATATAAATACTTTTTTTTATAATATAAACTAAATTATTAGTAATGGAAATATTATTTTCTTCTTCCATTAAATAACCACGAATATTCCATATACGCTTCTCTACCAACTTGTTGATTAGTATTACCACCATACATTGAATTACTACCATCCATCCCCATAGAACCTATTTGGTCAAATGACCCACCATAAGAATAAAAAGATTTTTGTGGTTCATATGTTCTTTCTGACATTGTCCACGATTCAATCATTGCTCTATTAACTGATTCGGTTTTTTGTAATTGATTGAAACATAAATCACCAGCATATAATGCCATTGACATACTCATAATAGCATCGTCATGTGAACCTTTCATGTGGTCAGGTCTTCCGTTCATATAAACAAACGTATTAAGTTCATTTAATAGTCTACTTGACCTAACAGCAAAACCTTTTCTTAATTGTTCTTCAAATGCTGCAACAATCTGTGTTCTTTTGTTGTTAAAGTTAAGTCCCGGTATTTTTTCCATTGCCTTAGCGTTATATTCCCAAATGTTTTGAGTGTTAATACCATCAATATAAATGTTCTTATAATTTAACTCTTGTAATTTTCGTGATGTTGCTACACCCATACCACCGGTGATATCAATAACAATAAATGCGTTACCATATATAATACCCCATTTGTATGCAATTTGTGCCAAATCGTCTGGTGGTATTTTACCCACATATTCAAGTACTTGTTCCCTATCATCAAAATCAATAATGTTGATTGCTGAAAAGTCTTCACTATCACCTCTACTAACATCGACACCCATGATATAACGATGACCTTCAATGGGTTCTTTCCATTGCCATAATGTGGCTTGCATGTATTTCTCAATAGGAACACGTATCATGTTCTTGGAAATATTCTCTTGTACAAACCCCGGTATAACACCATCACCTGAACCTAAGAAGTCACACTCTAATTCTTGTGATATTTTACGTCTATCGTATTTGAATTTTTTAGACATGGATTCAAACCAAGATGAATATGGTTTATAACCTTGTTCTTCCAATTCTTTATAATTGGATATCTCAAACTCATAAACAACAACATCATTATCGTCGTATTGTTCTCTGTTTAACATGTAATGACATATATCCTGACATTTAACCCATCGTAAGTCTTTCGTATAACGAGGGTCTTTAAACCACCTTAAATCAGTTATATGGAAATCATTGATTCCACGAATTGCTTGGTCATACACACCATAGTATATTGGGTCATAACCATTTGGAGTTGAGATAAGAATAATCTTACCACCCGTAGATAGGGACGCCATAGATGCTGCCCAAAAATCGTCACCGGCTTCTATATAGGCGGCTTCATCAAATACAAGTACGGTAGGTGTAAAACCACGAAGTGCATCCGCAGATGTTGCAACTGCTTTAACTTCGGAACCGTTATTTAATCTAAATCTACTCTCAGAGTTTTTATCGGGTGAAAATCCAACATTAATCCATTCGGGCCATTGGTCTAAGAAGTTTCTAATCTTATTCGCCATTTCCACAGCGGTATCTTTCTTATTGGCAATAATCAAAACTCTTTCAGGATTTTCCGGTTTGGCAAATTGTAATTTCTTTGATAACCAAGCAGCAGTTACGGTTGTTACACCGGCCTGACGATATTTTTTTGTAATGTTTTCGTTGTAATTTTCGTAATCTTGAATTAATTGTAATTGGTCAGGAAATAGGTTCATTGGAACGAATTTCTTTTGCGTGTTATCGTATGTTTGTAGATACGTTCTTAACGCATATGGTGTATCTTTAATGATACGAGCATATTCTTTTAGTTGTTCTAATTTACTATTCATATACTATAAATACAAAAAAAGGAGGTTAAACGCCTCCTTTATTGTTTGTAATCATTATGACTATCTAAATTGATTTAGAAAATCTTCATCAGATTCCTCATCATCACCCAAGTCGTCTTTTGAAAGTGTTATTCCTTTATCACCAAATAAACCATTTAAATCATTCAATAATTGGTCATCATTGGTGGTGTCGGTAATGCCATTTAATTCGTTTTCGTATCTTTCAATTGCCTCTTGATAATCTTCATCATTCATAATTCTAACAATACCATCGTATATTAATGAAAGTAATCTTTTACCACGTTGTGTTTCTCCCATCACTTCTTTCATTAACACTAAGAATTTCTTGGCGGGTAATTTAAAAATTTCGGTCATGATGTAATTTTGAAGTTCTCTGTTGTGGTCTTCTAACACATCCTCAGGAAACGAATCATTTAGTCTACGCCAAATTGATGGACCCAAACGTAAATCCCAAATCTCATACTCTAACTTTTCTTGTTTTTCCCTAACATCAACAAACATATCTTTTTTAGGTTGACCTTGTATAGCAAATGTTTTCATTAACCCTTTTAATAATTCATGTACTAATACTGGAAAATTGACGCCTTGAACTATAATGTTTGTTTTTCTTGGGTCTATTCTTTCATCTTGTGGTGTGAAATCTTCATCTTCATCCTCATCTTCATCACCCCCCATATTATTCATCATATCATCATCTTCCTGATTGTCATCAGATTGTGTTGGCCTAACAATATCAACTCTACCTGCAACTGTGGACATTCTTAACATAGATTTGTCAAATTGCCAATAATTTAAATCATTAACTGACATCATTACACCGTATAAATTAAATAAAGTATCTGAGCCTGTAATTTCTCTTAATCTTGTACGAAGTTGTTTGTACATCCAATGTCCTTTTTTTGAGGCACCTGCGATAATTGCCTTTATTAAACGATATTTCGATTCTTCTAATTCTTGGGTTGTATCAATATTTTGAACATCTTGAAACAACTCCATTTCCATTTCTCTATTTTCAGGTGTAATTTCTGCAATTTCATCGTCAGACAAAATTTCTGCGTCTTGAACATTTGGAGTTTCTTGTTTAGGTGGTGAAATTTGTCCACCCCTATTAAAACCTTCTAAATTTGGACTTTTTAAATCAACAATAAAATTAATATATTCCTCTATATCCTCAGGTAAACCCATCTCTTTTTTAACAACCTCAATGGCCATCGCTATAAGGGCTTCTTTATGCTCAGATTCTAATGTAATAATTTGACTATGGGCATGCATCATCATACCCCCCAATGGACCTATACTTCTACCAGCAATAGGGCCATGATAGTCAGTTATTTGTCTAACACGCTCAACTACATCTCTATATCTTTCAGAAGCTAAAAGTTCAAAGAAATTTTGGTCTGCTCTATTAGTTTCGGGTGTTGGAACAATACTAAGTGGTGTATCACCTCTTTGTAAGTCTCTTTCCACATCCGGGTCGGGTCTTTCAGGACCATCAAAATCGATTGGCATCTCTTGTAAATTTTGTTTTACCAAAGATAACAATTTTTCTTTTGTAACTTTCATGTTTTATTTTTTATTTTTTCCTAATTTATCTTCTTTTAACGCATCAGGTCTTGGATTTGGTCCAGGTCCTGGTTGATAAGGATTCTTTCTTTTTGGTTTTGTTCCAGGTTTTGTTTTTGGTGGAGCAATTACAGGTGCGGGATTATTTTCACCTAATTCCATTATTGCATCAGGTCTTGGATTTGGACCAGGTCCTGGTTGATATGGATTTTTTCTTTTAGGTGTTGTTCCCGGTTTAGTCTTTGGTGGTGCGATTACAGGTGCTGGGTTGTTACCTTTAATTGATTTAGATGAAAACCATTCAGGAACACCGTTGTGACCAACTGTTACATTTGGTCCAAATTCGTGAATTTCTGATTCATTTAATTTCATTGAGATTAATTCCATGATTTCGTTTTTAGACGTGAAACTGTGATAATTTGTTTCCGCTAAGTTACTAACCCATTCATTAACTTCCAACTGAGATTCTTTTAAACATTTTTCTTTTAATGAATCTAATGTACAATCGTGTTTCTTCATATATTTGAAGATATCCAATTTCATTTCCTTTCTTGATGGTTCTTCACCACCTTTGATGTGATTCCAAATTTTAGAAATTTCATCAGACTTTAAAGTATCCACAGGATTTAATCCACCTTCTTCTTTTTCTCTCAATTCAACATTCATACCAGAATCAGTAACTCTTTTAATGTCCGTAGGGTTAGAACCTTTTTTCATGATAACGGCACCTCTACCGGTTGATTGCTCACCTAACATTCTTGATGATAAATCATTAAGTTGTTTATCTGTGAAGTTAACTAAGGTTTTTTCTGAAAATCCCTCACTTATCAATTTTTGAATTATTTCGTTTCTTTTCATTAGTCTTTGAATTTTATTTCTTCATTTATTAGAAGGTAACTTCTAAATTTTAATTTCTTTGTAACACTATCAATGGACTCACCAAATTTAAAGGTTAATCTTTCTTCATCTGAATCAATATCAAATTTTTCCCACGCTAACGCAACTACACCATCAACAGCATCAATAACTCCGAAATAATCGGAGTCTTGAACTAATTCTAATTGTAAGTCTGTGTCTTTTAATAACCCAACTGTGTCTACATATTCAACATCGGGGGATTTAGAGGAAACCTCTAAAGAAGCGGGAATTGTAAACCACTCATCCATGTCAATCTCAGTACTTGTACTAAAGATGAACTCATACTGTTTTTGACCCTTATAATCGGAACCAATTTCGTTGACATAGATGAGGTGCATTGTTTACTTAAAATATTTTGATAATGTTGTGTGAATATTATTGTTAATTTCTTTTTTCATTTCGTCTAAATCAATTTCAACTTCACTAT